CCGTTAATCAGATAGTGCTACTAACTGCATATATAAGAAATGAAGATGGGAGTATTACTTATGATTATGAAGCAATGTTAGAGGATTTTAAATATCAATACCACCAAATTCTTGAATTTCAAATATCACAATTAAAAAATAAACAACTATGAAAGTAAAAGATTATTTAAATAAAGTAAAAGCAAATCGATACACTTATAATAATTTAGATAAAAATCGTATTAAAGATTTTCAAAAGCTATATAACTACTTAAAAACACACGAAGAAAAAGAAGTATCTAAATGGTTTGAGTTTTATGTAAGTGTAAATGATTGGATAAATAATGAGTACATATTAGATTATGTAATTAAATATAAAGCAATGGAGATATTATCTTCTGAAATTAAACACTAAATAAATAATAATATGAATTACAAAATAACACAAATGACAAGTTCAATGAGTGGCAAACCAGTTGCAAACCAGTTTGAGATTAGAACTCCGAAAGGATTATTTTTTCAATCTTACAATAGCATTATTGCTCTTGTTGACAATAAAAATAATATCATCTTAGATGAGTATTATCACAATTATTCAAGAACTACAAGTAAATATTTAAGTAGGTTTTTAGGAATAAGCACACAAGACAGAAAAAAAATGATAAAGAATAAAGAAATTAAATTAAAGAACTTAAATAAATAATTATGAAAACTAAATACTTAGAAATAGAATGGGAAATAAGCCCCAACAATATAGTAATAATAGAATATGAATACTACGAAGAGGCAGGGACTTACGAGACACCTCCATACGAAGAACTTATAATAACTAAAATGACACTAAACGGAGATGATGTAACCGATAGATTTGAAAATTACGAAGAAGAGATGATTGAATATATAATTAACAATAAAGAATACTAAAATGAAACATTATTTTAATGAGGGAAAACAGATCCTCCAAAAAAAACGCAAAAAAATAACAATGCAAGAAAAAAAGAGGTATGAAAAGAAAGCAAAGCTAACATTTATCTCTGTAATAGGGCTAATTATATGCTTTATTTGGATATTTCTTTCAAACTTATTAGGTTATTAACAAAATATAATTATCTTTGCTTAAAATATAAACATTATATGATATGACTTTAAATGTAGATACCAACATAAAATCAGCTTACACAAAAACTTACCCAACAGATGAGTTGGGCGTTGAGATAAACCCAACAATAACATTTACAGATTTGTTCTACACACTTGATAGAAGAGGGGATGTATATGAATGTATAGGGGTTGATGACAGCTTAGTCAGAGAAAGATGTTTTGAATTACTTTCAAAGGTAATGAAATGCGATTATGATTATATATATAATCAATGGTTATTGTAGTAGTTTGTTTTGTTTCTCAAAACGCCTCACTAAGAAATTAGTGGGGCTTTTGTGGTAAAAGGCAATAATGCCGTAATCAAATAAAATTAAAACAATGGGAACAAGAAGTTTAACACACTTTGTTGAAGATGGGGAAACCCTCGCAACAATGTACCGACAATATGATGGATATTTGTCTGGACACGGATCAGAATTAGCAGAATTTTTAAAAGATTTTAACATAGTAAATGGCTATTCTGGAGACACAAGTAATTTAGCAAATGGAATGGGTTGTTTAACAGCTCAATTTATTGCACACATTAAAAAAGGATGTGGGAATATTTATTTATACCCACCTAATACAGAGGATTGTTGGGAAGAATATACCTACACAATATATCAAGAAGATAAACAACTTAAAATTAAAGCCGTATCTACTTATGGTAAAGAGGTTGTTTTTGATGGAACACCAAATGAATTATTAACTAAAATTGATGACAATGCCTAATCACTGCTATTGTACTATACAAGTATACACGGAAAAAGATAAAAAAATATTAAAGAAAATAGTCAAACTTGACAGGGGTTTGGCTGAATTTATTTTACCAATGCCAGAGGCGTTGTTATATACCTCTTCTCCTTCCAGAATTATTACTGAAAAGGAATATAAGGCTCAAGAAAAGAAAAGAAAAACAGAAAAGATATGGAATGCTGGAATAACCCTACCTATGTCTAACGAATTCAAAATCTAAGTATGGAGATGATGACTGGTATAATTGGGCTTTAAATAATTGGGGGACAAAATGGGGGTGTTATGAAAGTGAAACTGATCCAGATGGTAAAACCCTTAGATTTACAACTGCGTGGAGTCCTTTAGATATGAGTATTCTGGAGGAGTTTGCTAAGTTAGTTCCTAATTTTCTGTATTCTTATGAAGAGGAAACAGGATGGGGAGGGTGGATGGATTTTGAAGATGGAGAATGTACTCAGTTTAGAGAATATACAGAACCAATGTGGGATGATGAAAAAACTTTTATTATCAACGACAATGGAGTGATAAAAGAGTCAGAGGGCTTTTGGAATAAAGAAACCAAAACAATGGAGTATGAAGATGGTTTTAAATACCTCTGTAGTGTTTCAGAATTGTTAGAGGAACACGATAATGGAGATTTTTATGAAAAAGGTTTTTATGAGTCGTATTGTTTAGGAGAGTTTTATGGAAAAACTTTGAAGGATGTGTTTCAATGGCATACCCATAAAGATAGGAAAGATAATCAACCAATAATATTTGGATAATAAACAGAGTTATTGTTAGGAGAAACCAACAATGTAAAAAGAGGCTATATGTCGTGCCTCTTTTCTTTTTAATATAAATCAAAATTAGTGCGACAAGTATAAAAAAACTATGTGTATGGAATTGTCTGGGAAATCACACACTAATTTTTAATAAATAAAATATGAAAATTAAAACTGAAAGATATATGTCTACATATAGTTTTGTAGCCGTAAACGGATTGGAGAAAATTGCTGATCTAAAATTTGGTAAAGGATGGGAAGCTGAAGATGATGTAAATCAAATTCAAGAACTATGTGATTTGATCGCACCAGATAAATATGTTGTAAATTCTATTAACGGATTAAAGTATGAGGATGATATTGAGGTTAGAGAAATGGATAGCTTTATGAGTACTGGATTGTATGAATGGATGAATTTATTTGTTGATTATGTCCAAACAAACCATAGAAATATTTACAATTCTTCCTGTAAGTATGCAGATGAAATGCAAAAAGATTTGTAATAAAATATTTGTTTATGAACAAGTAGTTTGTTATTTTTACTAAAGTTATTCATATAATTTGTTTTTGTGTTAAACAGGGGGGTTGGCACTACGCCAAATTAATAATACTAACAAATATTAAATGTTTTCCCCCCTGTTTTTTTACTACTACCAATGCCTCATCACATAATAAAAGATTTAAAAATTAAAAAACAATTAGATAAAATCAATAGCTTAAAAATTATTGACTTTGATAATTACTTTGCTTATAGTGGTAAGGAAGAAAAAACTAATTACATGACTGCTTACCTTATGCAAAAAGAAAAAAAATACCGATCTAAATTTGCAGTAGGTATTAAAAACGATATGAGTAAATATAAATTTAAAATTAAATCAAATGGTAATACACAATGAAATTTTCGATTCTTTTAGATTAGAAAGAAAAAAAATAGAAGATGCAATAGTTCTTCTGGAAAAAAATGGATACATAGTATATGACAAAGATAAAAACTATGTATAGTTCTACGGACAATAGAGTACCTACCTATTATGTAGGTAAAAATAAAAAAAGGAACTATCAAGCAAGATATGTTGTAAGTGATTTTGATTGCACATATAATATTGGTACGGCAGTTACATACTGCCTCAGAAGTTCTCGCAAACACGATTCTCCAGTAGAGGATTTAAAAAAGGCGATTGCACATCTGGAGTTTGAAATAGAAAGATTAAACGAAAAATTAAATAAATGAAGAAAAAAATATTTGACAGGTATGCTCACGCCATAGCAGAGCAATTTCACTTAACCTTAGATGAGATGTTTGATAAAAGCAGAAGAAGGGATTTAGTAGATGCAAGACTAGTCTTTTATTTTACTTGTGTCTTGAACGCCCTATTAGAGTTTCTTATGTTCAAAAGTTTATGGAAGACAATGGATGTAAGGTTGCACACTCTACTATTATTCACGGCTACAAACAGGCTAAGGCTTTAATTGATGCAGATCAAGATTATCAAGAAATGATTGAGAAAATTAAAGATTAATGAATTATACTTTGAAAGACATAATGGATCAAGCTGTAAACGACAGAACAGGTGTTGAAACAAAAATGCCAAAGGGTGTTTCTGTTATATCTCACGGAATTAAGATTCAGTCCTTTGAAAGTAAAATTGAAATATTAAATTGTTCCAGAGGNGGACATTATTATCAAGAAATACTGCCTAAAGAGTACGATTATTTTTTTGAAAATGGTTGGAAAAAAGGTAAAGTGCAAATGGCTATTAATAACTGCGTATATAAGTTAGATTTAATTGAGAGCCGTATGAAGATTGAAATGAACACTCGAAAGAACGATAAGCATATTCAAAATTTAAAAACAAGAAGGGAAAATCTGCTCGTTAAGTATGCAGATTTTAATCAAAAATTAAATAACATTACTAATTAAATTAAATAAAATGGAAAGAAAAAACATTTACACGGCTCTGGCTAATTTTCAACAAGAAGTTCCTGTGTTGTTAAAAGGTACAGATGGTTATGGTTACAAATACATAAGGCTTGAACATATGATTACTCAAATTAAACCTATGTTAAAAAAACACGACTTAGGTTTTACACAATTTGTAGAGCAAGATGGATTAAGAACAATTATTTTTCACACAAAATCTGGGGAAAGTATTGAGGCTTGGTGTCATATTCCTGTATGTGATATGAAAGGAATGAATGCTTTTCAGTCACACGGAGCTGGAGTTACTTATTTTCGCAGATACGCTTTGTCTTCTATGCTTGGAATTATAACAGACAAAGACACGGATGCTAATATTTATTCTGCTGTATCTACTAAAACAGCAAAGAAAAAAGATCCTGTTCAAAAATTAAAAGATGCTTTAGATTTAGAGGTTGTAAAAGTAACAGATACTAAAACAGGAAAGTCAAGAGTTAAACTGGTAAAGGACACTAAAGAATTTGATAATGCTGTACAGCATATTAAAAAAAATCCAGAAAAAAGTTTAAGCCTTCTTATTAAAGATATAGAAAAACATTATATCGTAGATGCTAAGGTTAAAAAAGAACTCTCAAAGCACATCTCATGAGTGTTTTAAAAAAACTACAGGATGACAAGTTGTACTACGGAAAATATGGGCAACAATGGTTATCCAATTCAGATATATATTCTTTATTAAAAGATCCAAAATCTTTTAGACAACCAAAAGAGCAAACAAAAGCAATGCTGGAGGGGAGGTATTTTCATACTGCATTATTAGAACCTAATAAATTAGATCAGTATAAAGTTGTTGACTTTACAAGTCGTAATACAAAAGCCTACAAAGAATTATTAGAGAAAGAAGGCGAGATGATGCTCTTGCAAAAAGAGAAAGAAAACTTAGATTCTTTAATAGAGGTTATTAATAACAATGAAGAGATGAGTTCTCAGGTAAATATGTTAAGCAATTCTTACGAAGTGCCTATGGTAAAAAACATTTTAGGAGCTGACTGGAAAGGCAAAGCAGATATTGTATGTGAAGATAAGCTTATTGACATCAAAACCACAAATTCAATTTCTGATTTTAAATACTCTGCTCGTAAATATAATTATGATAGTCAAGCTTTTATTTATCAAGAATTGTTTAATAAACCTTTTAGAGTTTTTTGTTGTCGACAAGAACACAAAACAATTTAGGTGTGTTTGTTCCAAGCGATGAATTCGTTGTTAGAGGAAGAGAGAAAGTTGAACAGGCTATATATGTATACGAAACTTTTTTTTGCAAAGATGCTCAACAAGATATTAATCAATTCGTTCATCATGAAATACTTTAAAAAAATTTGGTCTTGGCTACCAAAAAAAACACCAAGAAATACTATTATGTGGGTTCAAGTTCCAATGACCTGTAATAATAGGCAAGACAAAGATGATGTCATCATGTCAACAATAAATCATTTTGGAACAAACAATTAAAATAAATAAATTATGTCAGAAAAAATCTATGTAGGATCTGGAACATCTAAGTTTGATGGTGATCAAGTAGCNTGTAGCTTATGTCTAACCGATTTACCTCAAGAGCATATGTTTGAGTATAATGGAAAAAAATACATCAAGCTTATTGTTCAAAAGAAAAGAGAAGCAGATCAGTATGGTAAAACTCACTATGTGGCTGTTGATACTTGGAAGCCAGAAGNAAAGAAAGAAGAGGCAAAAGAAGAACAGGACTTGCCATTTTAAACCCTGTTAATTAGAAAGAAAGGGGCTTTGCCCCTTTTTTTTTAATGTTAGAAATGTTGATTTTTAGTTCTCTTTTATACAAAATATAATTATTTAACTCTTCTTATATTTTTTTATTTAATTATTATTAACTAATTTTCAACATAAAAAGTAATAAATATATATAAATAACTAATAATCAATAACTTACAAAAAAATAAATCAACATTAAATCAACACAAAATCAACATAAATGGAAATAACTATATTCAAAAACATAAAAAATACCTCTCAACCTTTCTATAGAGAAGTCGAAGTAGTATTAAAAAGAATAAAAGAAGGTGCATCAAAAGACTTAGTAAAGCGTATACGGCAAGAGCAAGACAAGACAAAAAGAAATGAAATAAAGCAATTATTACCCGCAATTTGTTTTAGTGGACAATTTACAAAAAGAAATGATAGTAGTTTAAGTAAACATTCTGGTCTTATTTGTTTAGACTTTGATTGTTTCCCTAACGAGAAGATGATGTTGGAGGAAAAAGAAGTTATAACAAACGATAGATATACATACGCTTGTTTTATATCTCCCAGTGGTTTGGGATTAAAGGTGCTGGTAAAGATACCAGCTAAAGCTGACACTCATAAACAATATTTTAATTCTCTTCAGCATCATTTTGGTAGCGAGTTTTTTGATGTTACAGTAAAGAATTTGTCACGAGTTTGTTACGAGTCTTATGATCCATTAATTTATGTTAATCCAAACTCAAGCTTATGGGATGAAATAATTGAGCAAGAATACAATGAGGTTAACACCATAGAAAATCAAGTAACAATTCCTGTAATGGATGAGAATAAAATTGTAGATATTTTAGTTAAGTGGTGGGAAAAAAAATATGGATTAGTAGAGGGAGAAAGAAATAATAATGTTTATGTTTTAGCCTCTGCCTTTAATGACTTTGGTGTAAATCAAACATTAGCTGAATATGTAATGAGTCAGTTTTCTTCTAAAAATTTTACAATGACTGAGGTTAAAAGAACAATACAGTCTGCTTATTCTCAGCGACAAAATTTTGGAACTAAGTTTTATGAAGACAAGGATAAGGTAAACCAAATAAAACACAAACTAAGAAGTGGAGTAACAAAAAAAGAAATTAGATCTCAGTTGGTAGATGACAATATTGAGATCTCTTTAATAGATAGTGTCATCAATAAATTAGAAGAAGAAAATTCTAATAATGTTTTCTGGAGCAAAAGCGATAAGGGTGTAATTAAGATAATACATATATTGTTTAAAAACTTTTTAGAAGACAATGGTTTTTATAAGTTTAATCCACAGGGTAGTAAGAATTATGTTTTTGTAAAAGTAACAAACAACCTTATAGATCACACCTCTGAAAAAGAAATTAAAGATTTTATATTAAGCTATCTTATAGAGATAGATGATTATACTATTTATAATTACTTTGCTGAAAGAACAAGATATTTTAGAGAAGAGTTTTTAACTCTTTTGTCTTCTATTAATGTTTACTTTATTGAAGATACAAAAGACACATCTTATTTATATTATAAAAATTGTGCTGTACAAATAACTCACAACAAAATTGAAACCATAGATTATATTGATTTAGGAGGATATGTTTGGAAAGACCATGTAATAGACAGAGTCTTTACTTTATGTGAGGTTGCAGACTGCAACTACAAAACTTTTATTTATAATATTTGCGGTGCTGACAAGTCTCGAATTAAATCAATGGAAACTACTATTGGTTATTTATTACACGGCTATAAGAACTTAGCNTATTGTCCNGCAGTAATTTTAAACGATGAGGTTATTACAGATAATCCAGAAGGAGGAACGGGTAAGGGATTGTTTATGAACGCTCTTAGTCATATGAAAAAATTAGTGTTTATTGATGGTAAGTCTTTTAATTTTGAAAGATCCTTTGCTTATCAAACCGTTTCTGCAGATACGCAAATACTATGTTTTGATGATGTAAAAAAATATTTTGATTTTGAAAGATTATTTAGCGTTATTACAGAAGGATTAACATTAGAGAAGAAAAATAAAGATGCTATAAAAATTCCATTTAGCAAGTCACCAAAGATAGCTATCACTACTAACTATGCTATAAGCGGAGAAGGTACAAGCTTTGAAAGAAGAAAGTGGGAGTTAGAGTTAGCGCAATATTATACTAAAGATTTTACTCCTCTTGTTGAATTTGGAAGACTTATGTTTGGAGAATGGAATGATGAAGAGTGGTGTCAGTTTGATAATTATATGATTAAAAATTTACAAATGTATTTAAAAAGCGGATTGCTGAAAAGTGAGTTTGTTAATTTAAGAATTAGAAAATTATCAGCTAAGACAGGGCATGATTTTATAGAGTGGTGCGGTTTGATTGGAACTACTCCTCATCAAGACAAATTAAAGTTCAATGAAAAAATATATAAAAACGATTTATATATGGACTTTATTGAAGAGAACCCAGACAGAGCGCCTAAATCTAAAATGACAATTAGCCGTACTCGTTTTTATAAGTGGCTTACATCTTATGCAATATATCAGTATAACACAGCTCCAGAAGAAGGTAGGGATCAAATAGGTAAATGGATACAGTTTGTAAGTAAACACTCAAAAGAAACAAATGGTAAGCTTGATATATAGATGTTAGAGCTAAGACCATATCAAGAAGAAATAGTTAAAAAAGGTATAGAGATTTTAATACCGATGCGTTTTATTTATTTAGCGATGGAGGTTAGAACAGGGAAAACCTTAACCTCTTTAAAACTTTTTACTTACATGTGGGCTAAACTGTGTGACACTAAAAAGAAAAAAGTATTATTCATTACTAAAAAGAAAGCCATATCAAGCATTGAACACGACTATGATCACTCTGGGTGTGAATATGATATTATGATTACTAACTACGAATCTTTACATAAAGTTCCAGTTAAAGGCTGGGATGGTTTAGTCTGTGATGAGGCGCATTGTATGGGGGCGTTTCCTAAACCCAGTAAAAGAGCAAAGCATGTGAAAGAAATTATTTCTAAATCAAAACCATATGTAGTTTTATTGTCTGGCACACCAACACCAGAGTCTTATAGTCAAATGTATCATCAAGTATATGCTATTCCTAAAAACCCTTTTAACCCTCATAAAAACTTTTATTCTTTTAGTAAAAGATATGTGGAGGTAAAGCAAAAAAAAATAGGAAGTATGTTAATCAACGATTACTCTAAAGGATCAGAGTTAATTTTACACCACATGAAACCATACTTAATTTCTTTTACTCAAAGGTTAGCTGGTTTTGAATCTACTATAACAGAAGAAGTTTTATCTGTTCCTTTAAACCCTAAAACAATTCAACTTATAAAAGATTAAAAAGATTTAGTTATTCAAGGAAAGGATGAGGTAATTTTAGCCGACACCTCAGTAAAACTTATGATGAAAATTCATCAGCTTAGTTCAGGGACAATTAAATTTGAATCAGGAAACGGCTTGGTAGTGGATCACACTAAGGCTTATTTTATTGCTGATAAATTTAAAATAGAAAGATAGCTATATTTTATAAGTTTGTAAATGAACTAACTGCAATAAAAGAAGTATATCAAGACAACATAACAACAGACTTAGAAGAGTTTAACAACTCCGACAAGTCTATTGCTTTACAGATAGTAAGCGGTAGAGAAGGTATCAGCTTGAGAAACGCAGAATGTATTGTTTATTATAATATAGATTTTTCTGCAACAAGTTATTGGCAGTCAAGAGACAGAATGACTACAATGAAAAGGAGGTTTAATAAAATCTACTGGGTTTTTAGCAATCAAGGAATTGAGAAGAAAATATATAAGGCAGTAGTAAAGAAAAAAGATTACACTTTAAGTCACTTTAAAAGAGATTTATTAGATTTGTAATATGACTGAGCAACAGATACAGGCTAAAAGAATAAAAAAATTTGAAGAAGATGGGTACTATGTTATTAAGCTTATTAAAACTAATAAAAACGGTATACCAGACCTCATTGCTATTCCAAGAAACTCCGAAGTTATATTTTCGGAAATTAAAAGAAAGAATGGTAAGGTGTCAGCTTTGCAAGAGTACAGAATACAAGAGTTAAACGATCATGGAATTAAGACAGAAATATATAGAGGAGAAAAGGTATGATGTTGAAGATGAATTTCTTGACGCACTACAAGAGTTTGAACTACCTGTTAGTTTAAAAATCGCTCGTTTTATTGAGGAAAATAATATTAAAGTAAAAACAAACAACCTTGTCTCTCATGTTTTGGGAGGACTAATAATTTATGCTGGTAAGCCTGTCACTTTTGCTGTAGAAATAGTAAAAGTAGATTCAGAGTTTATGAAGTTTACCGACATCAGCCGTATTTCTATGGATGAATATTTGGACTTGAGAAATTTAAATTTATATATAAAATCAAATGAACGTACTAAAAATAAATCGACTAAAAGCGATAGCGAACAATGTCTTCAATGTTAATGTAGACAGTAGAAACAGAGACACAGAAGTAATCGAAGCAAGAGCAACTTGCTACACTATACTCAGAAAGGATTGTCATTGCACCTTTACAGAAATAGGTCAGTATTTTTTAAAGAACCACGCTACCGTTATGCACCATGTAAAACAGTTTCCTCACTGGGCTAAATACAATAAAAGATTATCTAAGAATTTTGATTTGTGCAGAGACATGTTCAAAAAAAACGAAACTTTGTTCGATGATGGTTTAGAGATTGTTGATATGATGTTAATAAAAAAAGAATTAGAGAAACTACGAGAGTCGAATAAACAATTATCTTTAGAAGTAGCTCAATTACAAAAAGATTTTAATATAATAAAAAAAAGAAAACTATAGATGTCAAGAATCGCTAAGGAAGATGTACATGCCATAAGACACATCAGCTATGTGTCGGAAAGCATCCATCAATTTGGTGATGATATTTATGAGGATTTAATGGAGAGGGACAATAAAGAAGCTAAGAAGAAGGCTCAAAACCTTATTAAAGTTCTGGCGGATCTAATACAATCACTCACCGATGAAATATAATCAAGACGAAATTAGACCTCGTCTTTCAGGTAATAAAAGAAAGGCATTTGAAAATCTTAACAAAAAAGAAAGAAGGATATTAATCATTGGAGATTTGCATGCTCCTTTTGTTTTAGAGGGTTATTTAGAACATTGTCAGCAAGTATATGCAAATTTTAATTGTAATCAAGTTATTTTTATTGGAGATATTTTAGACAACCATGCGTTTTCTTATCACGAGCCAGATCCAGACGGGCTTTCTCCTGGATCAGAATTAAAAATGGCTAAGAAATTTGTAAAAGAATGGTACGAGGCTTTTCCAAAAGCAGATGTTTTAATTGGAAACCATGATCGTATGGCCTCAAGAAAGGCAATGACAGGGGGAGTACCATCAGCATGGATAAGGTCATATAACGATGTCTTAGGTACTCCTAAATGGAACTGGGTAGAAACAATAGTATATGACAATGTGTTATATGAGCATGGAGAAGGTGGACAAGCCAGAACAAAAGCTAAGAATAATATGATGTCAAGTGTTTGTGGCCACACGCATACGGAGGCTTATGTTCATTGGTTTGTGGGCAAAAAGTTTAGAGTTTTTGCAATGCAAGTAGGCTGTGGGGTAGACGCTAAAACTTATGCGGCCGCTTATGCAAAAAATTTTAAGAAGCAAAGCATATCTTGTGGGGTAGTGTTAGGTGGTCATACCGCTATAAATTGTATGATGGAGCTATGACGGTTAAAGAAATAATAGAGGAAATATTAAGATTAAAAATGATAAAACCTCAAACAAAAGAAGTAAGGTTAAAGATAAAAAAATTACAACAACTGCTATGAATAAAATAATTGCTAAAGAGTTAAACGAATTTGCTCAAGAAATATCTAATCGTTTTTCTAAGTTCAATCGTGAAGCTAATTATAACCGAGAAACATTTAGAGTAGATGAAGTGATACCAACTTCAGATCAAACTGCTGTTATCAAGTTTAAAAAATCTACTGGTAAAACAGGAGTAGCGTTTTGTTACTACATAAACAAAGGCGTGTCAAAGGGTTGGAAATATTTTTTTCCTACAGACGCTCATGTGTTAGGAATGAGTGCTTTTAATTTTTACAAACTACAAGCCGAACAGGAAAATTACAAATACAATTTTGAATTAGTAGAACAATACAATAGAAACAGGTCAGTTGAAGACCATATAACTGATGCTTCAGACATTAATAGCCCTGTTTAATTCTTTCATTTGTTTCAGCTCTTCACATTTTTCGTACTCCTCAGTGGAGATATAGTACTCTATCAGGCAGTCGTATGCGTCACCTTCCATTACTTTTATTGGCTTATAAGGGTTAAAGATGACCGCTAATTCATCTTCGGTCTCAAGTATTTCCTCGAAAGACTTTCTTCCTGTAATTAACCAGTAACTACACTCCATTAGTTTTCTTTCACTGTCCTCTCCCACCAAATCTTCTTTTTAAATAAAGCTCTCTTTGTTTTTTCTTTCTTTCATTTTCAATACGCTTTCTTTCTTGTAGCTTTTTGTATTGAGGAGTGCTTTGCTCTCTTCTTTTTCTCTCCTTATATCCTGGAATATATTTTTCTTTTTCTTTTTCAGTCAATTTCACAGAGCTGTCTTTTTTATCTGCTCTATCTCTCATGTAATTACTAAAGCCCATAATCAAAAGCATTGCATCGCCAGCATCCTTAAAATCTCCTTGTACTAATTGAGAGTAGTTTCCAAATAGTTTTTTAATTTGTCCTGCAGGAACACCAATTGTAGAAACTAATTCAACATAGAATTTTTCCATGTTTCTTTCTCTTGTTTCTTGTTTTTTAGCGTTGTTTGCTCTTTGTAATAAATCAGCAAGCTTTGAGAATTGCTCTAATACTGGTAAGCTTTGAGGAACAGATCCATAGCTTTTATCTAAAACTAAATAATCTATCGCACCTTCTAAGGCCTGTCCATATAAGAATATTGCGTTAAAGTTTCCAAGCACAGCTGCCCAACCCAACTCCCTTTTGTCTTCATCAGTAAAGTCTCTTAGTATTCCAGGAAATCCTTGACTTGCGTATTCGAACAACATAGGCATCATAAAGTGATAAGTAAGAAAAGTTCTTGAGTTTTGCCACAGCGTCCCTCTACCTGCATTTATATCCCAAGCCACTAACTTCCTATGCAAGTTTCTCATAGCAACCACCTCTCTTCTGAAGTATTGTTTTGGTGTGGTTAAGAACATGTTAAAAGCACGAGTAAAAGCTCCTCCTGTTTGATAATAGTCTTTATCCTGTAAGTCATAAGACTGCTGTGTTTTTAGCGTGTCTTTTTCAAATTTTAATATAGCCTCCTGCGTAGCCTCTGCTTCAGTTTTACCTGCTTTTAAAGCCTTATCTTTATAGTATAGGTAGTTGGGCATACCTCCTATTAAGATAGCTCCTCTATCCCCTACCATTGTTGTAAGCATTAAAAACTGTACAATATTTTCCGTTGAACCTTGAAGTACAGTTGGAATCATATCCAAATTCTGTTGATCTTCATAATTTTCAATGTTCTTTTGTATTGGCGTAGACTTAACATATTGTTTTTTTCCATCTACCTCTACCGTATATCCATACCTGTCTTGCAGTACAACAGAGTTGTCCATGATTTCTTTGTAAGTTTTTCTCAACTTTGGAATTGTCATAACTGCATATTTAATCCAGTTTCTGTAGCCAATATCATTACCGTAGGTTGGTATAGAAGTTAGCTGTTTTGCAACCAGTGTTAAGTTTGCTCCAAGTCGAGATAATAAAAATGCCGTATTAAAGAAGTTAATCATTTGTGTTTTTTGCTCACCCAACTGACTTCCTTTGTTTGCAATTTTAACAATAGAGTCTTCTATATATTTGTTTACATTATCACCGTGTAGGCTTGAGATAGCTTTCTTCATAGACGGATCACTAAACACTTTATATATATCACGAATAGTTTCTGCATAAGCAGCAAAATATTCCATGTCTTTCATGTAATTAATTAAAGCGTTATCGCCATCTACAAAATGTATAGCTTTGTCCGAGCCTAATCTAACCTTAGTGGAGTCAGGAGCTATAGGGTTATAAGCCTCGCTTTTGTTTTCTGGTAAAACACTAATAGGTTTAAGATTTTCAGGCGCATCTCTAAATAATCTACCTGCGTAGTATTGATTTTGTGGCATAGAGATTCTGTACATATTCTTATAAACATCGTTATNTGNNTCGNANACACTGACGGGTAGTAAATATCCACTTGCCAATCAGCCCACTCCTTAACTTTTTCATCTAAATTTTCTTCAATTTTTTTCAAAACATTAGCAGACTCGTTCTGTACTTTTACATTTTTAGTTTTAAACTCTCCATTCTCATTTATTATTAAATTTCCATCACCATCAAATTCGTACAGGGTCATGTCAGTTAATCCTGTTCTTGATGGATCGAAAGTATTTATTAGCGTCTTACTTGGATCACCCTCAACGCCATTCAAATATCTAAGCGCTGGATCTTTAAATTGGTTGTAGAGATAAAACATTTGATTTTGACTTAGCTTCAATTGGTTTCTAATAATCTGCTTGTCAATTAAAAGAATTAAATCTTTTTTGGTTCTTTCGCTTGCGTTACTTTTTTGAATTTTTTCTTTTTGTTCCAGCAACACTTTGTTAGCGGCTTCACTATAATATATATCTAAAGGATTCACCACAGAGTTTTCTCTAACTCTTTTTCTCCAGTTCTTTCCGTAAATTTCTTTGTACTTGTCAAAGAAAATTCCTTGCTGCTGTCTTCGTCTTGCTTTAAACTCACGAGTAGATGCTCTTACTCCATCTGTAACAAACTCCATAAGTGGGCCGCCAAACAACTCACCGCTCGAACTTAATATTCTATCCATTAATCCTGACAAGTCTTCTGCAGTAGCAATAACATTCATGTCTAAAAATCTTAGCATACCTTTACCTACTCTCCCTATGTTTCTTGCCACTTTTCTTACAGCAGATTTTACTGGAGCGCTTTCTGCTTCTAAGGCCAGCCTACTATTTGCCGCATCTTTTTGTTCTCTCCAATAAGTTTTTCTTTTCTTTTCTACAGCATCTCTTAGTTTTAAAAACTCTTCTGATGTAAGTGTTTCTTTGTTTATTTCTTTATCTACAATTCTACCTAAAACACTGGACGCACCTTTTTGTTCGTCTAAAATCATGTCGTAGGCTTCTTCAAAACTTAAATCTTTCCATTTAATATCTAAACCTGTAATTTCTTTAAAGGCCATTACAAAGTTTTTTCTATATTGGTTTCTTGCCGCATCTATTGCTGCTTGAAACTGGGTTCTACCTTGCACTTCAAGTTCGCTTAAAATAGCTATAGCCTCCATAAGTTGCTCTGTCTTGTTAGAGTTGTCGTTCTCTGACATAAACGCATTGTTTACAATCATAGCTACCGCTATGTCATCCAGTTCATTTATCTCTTCATCTGTAATGTTATCGTTTTTAGATTCTAACTCCTCTCTTCTCGCTTGCAGTTCATTTATTCTTTTCTTTATTGCCTCAACACCAGCTTCTGGATTTAGTATCATTTTACTAATACCCTTTATTCTTTGTCTTACATCATCACTAATCCTTGTCCCCTTATATCTTCCCGATTCTATTTTAGCAGACTTTCTATTTAGTATATTGAAAATAGAAGTCATATAACTCTTATTGGCTTTTATTGTTACTTTTTTTAGTATTTCTTCTACTACTGCTGGAACTTCTTCTGGAGATTTTAATGCGTTTATTTTATCTATTAAAGAAATTACTTCTCCTTTTCCGTACATGTCTCTGGGAAGAACAGTTCGCATAAAGTTTCTTAAAAACCTCTGTACACTTCTAATTTCTAATTGTGCCAGCCTTCTGCTTTTCATTAGTGAAGTAATCTTTCTTATTTCAGAAGCAGCATAATTATTAGGTGTAGGGTTTAAAGCTAACATCACATCACGCTCTGTAGCTAATTGTGTTGACTGAGTTGCAGCTGTGAACTCAGGAAGCGTTCTCATATACTCTACCACCTCGTTCATCATTTCCTCCTGATCCTTAGTGTCTCTAAGCTTAAGATACCATGTAGAAGGAGCGTTGCCTTTAGCCGCTCTCTTTTCTAACTTATCATTGTAGGCTTTATTTTTTCTGTTAGTTTCTGTAAGCTCTACATACTTAGAGGTTAACTTCATCATTAAGGAAAGCCCTGACTTAATACCGCCTGGTAAATTCATAAAACTTCTTGGAAGAGATTCAAATATACCTTTGGATTCAATATCTAAAGCTGAGTTAATTTCTTGCGTGCTAAAATTTCTTCTTTTTAAATACCTTCTAATGGTATCATTGGTAAATCCATTATCTATTGCCACCTTTACAATTTCAAGAATATTGTTTCCTGCTTCAATTAAAGAAGCTCCTTGTGACCCATCTTCTATTCTATTAGATCTTCGATTGAAATCATTTTCAACTTCCATTGGATTAACAAACGAACCTCCAAGAGTTCTAAAATAATAACCGACTAACTCTCCAGTAACCTCGTTAAAGGTTGGTACTGGACGTAGGCCAACTTCAGCCGCTTCTTTTTCAAGTTGCGATAAATTAAAATTTAAATTGTTTATATATCCTTTAGGGTTTACACCATACTTTTCTCCAAGCTCTACTCTTCTTCTTGCTAAACTTTTGTTTTGTTGTTTTTGCTTTGCTTTTTCTTTTCTTAATTGTTGAGCTTCCCATTTAGCTAAATAAGCATTGTATAATTTATTAGACCTTCTGCTCCAGCCTCCAGATGTAGGGCCAGTTTTTTTACTTTTTTCCTCTACCTCTTTCTTTACATTTTCTTTTACATCTTTAGCAGTCTTTTTGTCTTTTTCTATTGTAACAACTGATCTACCTTTTCTAACTGCGGCTCTTGCGGTTGAACCACTACCAGCAAACGGATCGAGTATTATTTCACCAGCTTTTGTTGATGCCTCAATTATTGCCTCTAATAATGCAACTGGTTTTGCTGATGGAAATCTTGTATCTTTTTTAAAGAAATATTCTTTATCAAATTTAACATCAAGGTCTTGCCTTGTATTACCACTGAGAGTAAAATAGTAAACCATTTCTCTCATAACATTCCCAGCGAACTTGAACTCCTTGCCTTTTGAATCTAATTTACCAGTAGTTGCGGCAACACCAGTGTTTATAAGACCAGCATCTATTAAAGCTTGAGTGTATTTTTTTAGTTTAGCTTGAGTCTGTTTAGATATTCCCATGCTAAACATAAACATCACTGGACTGTTTTCATTTTTTAATAGCTTTACAACATCTTTAACAAATTCACCAAATTCTTCTGGTGGTATTTTCTCATACTTTGCTATATTTCTATAAGACTTAGTGCCTTTTTTACCACCTTTAGGTACTTTATAGGGTGGGTCTAAAAATATCATATCAAATTTTGCCCCTTCTTCTATCAATTTTTTTATTTCTACTCTTGCATCTGCACCCTGAACTATCGCAACGGTTTTGCCGTCTTTAGTTTTCATGGTGTAAATACCAGGAGCTACTCGGCCATACTCACCTTTCTTTGCACCTTGTCCTAATATTCTTCGAACTGTTGGTTCTGGTAAACCTGTAATACTTGCTATTTCTTTTATTGAAGCCACTTCTATTTCACCCAGCAGATCAGTTACAACTTCTTTTTGAGTTTTAGGTTTTCTGTCTCTTTTAGATTTTCTTTTAGGTTTTTTAGCCCCTGACTCTTCTTCAATTATTTTATCTAACACCTCAAGATCGGAAGCAGTCGCTTCTGTACCTGAACCTATTTTGCTTCCAAGAACTTGAAGGAAAGATATAATCTCATTGTCCGAAGCTGTTAACACATTAAACCCTAACCTTTCTAAAGCTTCTTTTACTTTGTTTGGAAGCGCATCAATTAATTTATCAAGCAATCTTCTAACTTTACCTTTATTGGCAGAGCTAAAACTATTAAAGTTATTAGCTATTATGCTTATTATTTCTGCAAATCTTTCTTCGTCTCTAATATTTTCTTTGTATTTACCTCCTTCAACAAAAGCTTCAATCTTAGCCTTATCTTTAGCTGATAAATTACCTGATTTATAAACAGCGTCTATTAGTCTACGAGTTACCTTAGTAGCAGTTGCAGAGCCAGCACCAGCCTTCATTATCGTGTCGATTAAAACAGCATGTGCAATTTCGTGAGCTACCACACCTGTTTTGCCCAGTCGTGCAGCTCCTGAGATATTTATGCCAATCGTTTTTGTTTTAGGGTCATAAAATCCTGCTTCAGTAAATCCTTTTTTAATACCTCTTAGTTTATTAAAACTATTTTCATTGTCATACACCACTATCTTAATATCAGGAAAAAGTCTTCTTAAAAACTTTGCGCCTCGTTTAGCTCTATTGTATAAAGTATTTTTTTCTTTACGATTTTGATTTTCATTTTCTGGAGTACCGTCTGTGTTTCTAAATAAATTATCAGGCACTTCTTCATCAGGTTTTACATTTTCCCCAATCACCTGTTCTAAATCAGCGTCCTCCTTTTCTTCTCTTTCTAATTTTATTTCCTCCTCGGTCTTCTCCCTGTTTTCAGTCTCGGTTTCTTGGTCACTCTCTGGGGTAGATTCTTGCTCGGATACATCTTCTCCCACCTGGCTGCCACTTTCGGTAGGTTTTTGTGCATCCACTTTCTTTGTTTCTCGCTTACGAATGGCATCTTTTTTCTTTTTAATTTGTTGTGGAGATGGGTTTTCCACCCCTTCTTGTTCTAACTCTTTTATTGCTTGTTCGTCAGTAGCTTCAATTTTTATTCCCTCTTGACCTCTTTGCGCATCTGCTTGTTCTTGCGAGGTTACTGCAGCTAAGTCAGCTAATTTTTCATCAATAGCTAAAATTTCATCTCTTTTTTTACGAGTAAGAGATTCATCTTTTCCATCTATTTGGGTTTCAATCTCTCCTTTTCTTAAAAGTAACGCAATAGCTTTCTTTTTATTTTCCATCGACATGTCAGCTGGAATTTGTCCTTTTATACCTGATAATTTATCAAACTGATACATTAAAACATCAGCTTCTTTTTGTGTTCTTTTACCCTCTATAACATCTTGTTTTAATTTAGATGAATATATGGTTCTAAAATTATCATCATCAATCATACTCTCATATAAATTGAACATGTCATCACTTACTTGTTGCAGCTTGTCACTTGTAGCCGCCTCATATACACCAGCAACAGATCCTATAGCCGCACCACCAATAGCCTCTGACAACCCTGCTTCTAATAATTTTTTTGCATACTCAGTTGTCCAGAATTCTGGCGTGTTAAATTGTTCTTTGTTTACTAAATTGTATAATCTTTTTAGTTCTGTTTCAGTAAATTCCTGAAGAAGTCCTGTTTCAAATTCAGAACCAGCTGCAGCTAAACCTCTTAATGCCACTTTTTGTACAGGGTTTGTAACCACATCAGTTACAATATCACTAAACTCTTTAGCGGTTGTTCGTCTTGTGGTTTTTCCTAAAGCTATTTTTAGTGCAGCTCCAGTAAAATTTGTTCCAGTTTCTAAGTTTCTAAAACCCGCTACTTCTAATACTGAGCTTGTTAAAGCTATAGGGAGTTTTATTGCTTGTTTTTGTTGTTCGGAAACATAAGCAAACTCTGGGTTGTTGTTTATTTCTTTGTTCAAACCATCCACTATAAACCCTGACATTTGCAAAGACCTTTGAGTTCCTTGACGAGATCTTAAATATTGTTGAGTGTTGAAAGCAAGTTTTTTAAATTTATTAGCTGTTTTTGGAGGTGACTTCATTACAGATTTTCTTCCAAATGTTACCATTGCAGGTAAACTTTCAATACCACCTAAAACTGATTTCCAAATAAAACTATCATTACGAGCTTCCATATCCGCCTCTTCACCAACATCACTAAAACCAATGTAGTCCGTAAATATATTTCTTAATCCACTCCAGCTTTTATCCTCATAGCCAGCTAAATCACCAATTTCTCCAATTAAATTTCCCTGATCATCAAATTCTTTTTGTGCTAATTTACGATTTGCATCACCCCCTTTTACAAGATCCTTTACCCTTTTAAGGTGTTGGTCTCGTGCTAACTCAGCTATTCTTTCATCGAACCCTATTCCTAAGTTTTTTCTACCTCCAAGAACCTTGTCTGTAAATTCACCTGATATATCATCAGCACCAGGCATAGTCATTCTTTCTACAAAGCCTCCCAGCTCAGCAGAAAACTCTCTTAGTTCGCTTACGGTCATTTGAGACGGGTCATCCCCAAGCTTTGAGACTACATTAGCATAAATACGAGGATGATTAGCTTCTAAAACATTTAAGTAATCTCTTTTAAAATCTAATTCACTTTGACCTATAGCTTCGTCATTACCAAAAAAATTATAAATATCATTCAAGCCTGGAATCCAACCAACACCAAAAACCTCAACACCCTCCGCTAATACATCTTGACCAGTCCCATAAGCAGTGCTAAGTACAGCACCCAGGGTATTGGTTAAAGCGTTCCATGATTGTTTGGGATACCACATCATATCTCCTTTTCCCATTTCTTGTTTCATGGTTACATACTTTCCCGCTTGCTGTTTTATTACATCTGAATATGCTCCAAACTTTTGCAGCCTTTCTATTAGGTCAGATTTAAAATTATCTATTCCCGCACCTGCTTTTAAGTGGTCATCATATTGTTGTTTAAAAACAGGATCTTGAAATTGCTCATTAGAAGCTTGATCAAAAACAGCTTGTTGCTGTCTCCAGTTAGTCTGTAGTGTATTAAGTTTTTGTTGGTCTTCTAAAAAACTTCTTTCTTCTTTTTGTAATTCATTTACCGACCTTTGAACTTCTTGCATAGAATAATAAACCCTATACTGTTCATCATTAGATATTAAAATATTTTTTTTCTCTTGAAGCATCGGTTTGATTGTTTCGCATCCACTCCCTAATCTCTTTAGCAACATTGGTTTCTCCACCAAATATATCTCCCATCACAGGATCAAGGTTAAACGCTTTCTTTTCGTTATTAGGCGCAGTTATGGTAAATGAATCGAGACCCATTAATATTCCGCCACCACCTTGTTCAGCAGAAAATCCTAAATCTTTAAACAGATAATTAAATCTATCTACTGTTTCTCCTTCTTCTTGGTCTATTTGGTAAGCGTTTATTGTAGCAAGTCTTTGCTCAAACGCAGAAGCGCCTACGGGAATTTGCAAAGTTTCTGTATTTCTTCCCTCTCTTGCTTCGTATGAAACTTCTACTGGTCGAGTAGCACCATCATACTGGTTTCCTCTATCGTCAAAGGGATTTAGATTTATCCCTGGTACTTTTAAATTTTTATCTTCTTCAGCTATATACTCATCACGAGTAACCTCTTGGCCATCCACCGTGAAAGTTTCTTCAGTAACTGGAGCGTCTGGTAACTCAGTAGTTTCAGTCGTTGCGGGTAAAACCAAAGAACCATCTCCCGAAACTGATTCCGTATCGTCTTTTTTTTTTACGACATACATGTCTAAAAAATCTTCTTTGCTTTTTGTAAACAAACGGTCTCGACTAACAACACTAAATACTTTGTCTTGATAAGAAGGGTCTTGAAATTGCTTCTGGAATTCTTCTAAAGACTTAGTATAGTACCCATCTCTTTTTAATACTTTATATAGCTGTACTACTTTTTCCATAATATTTTAATCGTCTAACTCGCCTTCACCACCTGTGTTGTCATCACCTCCGCCTGCGCCTACAACTTTTTTGTAAACCTTATATATTTGTTTGTTTAGCTTACCAGTAGGTATACCGCCAAAAGTGCCTTCTAAACTTCCGTCAACAACATCGTTTATAATGTCTGAATAATCTACTCCACCAATTTTAAGTATTAGTTCATTATTATTATCATCTTTATATTCTACTACAATATTATCTGCAAATCTTGTATTTAGTAGTAAGCTTCTAAATATTTCATCTATTGCACCTGGTAATTTATACTCTTCACTCTGAGTATATCTTACATTACCCCCAAACTTGTCTTTTAAATATTCCAAAGTGGTCATAGGGTTCTCTATTGATCCCATTATCTGTTCACTTTCTGCAACCACAGGCGGCAGAACTCTTCCTCTTTCGTAATTTTGCTTGCTAATACTTAACTCTCCAAACTTATTATTTATAGCCCCACTATAAATCTCAAAGCTTACATCGCCAGGAGTTATTAAAGAGAATAGAGCCTCGTGAATTGGCTGTGTGCTTTCTCCTTGTGCTATAGCAATAGGTTGTTCTCGGAAGAATTGACCGTCAG